GTGGGTACCTAACAAGTTAGATAACAATAACCCCGTTATCGTCAACTTGTCACTCTCTATGAGTTAGTGCTAACAATAACGGGGTTTAATTAATGATACCAATATTTTGTTAGATATTCAAGATATTAGTTTGCTCTATTGATTGTCATTAATGGCACAGCTGCTGTTGGTGTTCCCAGAGGATTAAACCATCTCACCTCATAAGGATCTGTGATGCTTCCACCCTGATTATTTACTCTGGTAACAGGAACAACATTGCTATTGATGAGATCTACTTCAAAGTTCTGTGGTGAGTTCGAGTAGTATTCCTCAAAGCGGAGTCCACCAATGATATAGCAATTGTTAAATTTAACTTTAACATGACCTGCACTGGTTGCGAGTGTTTGCAGTCTGACAGTCTGATTATTTGTGTAATCACTTCCCCAGATCTTACAGTTATTCAGTTCAATCAGGCCGTCTTTACCATTGTTGGTATCATGGCCATAGAATGCTGAATGATTCCCGGATCCATAGAAATAGAATTCGCAATTATCATAAATATGATGGCTGCCTTTTGCGATACCAAAACCAACTGTATTATTAAAGCCAAGCTGCTGACCACCGGCAGTATCTGACATTGAATAAGAGAAGATCACATTTTTATAATGCTGTGTAGCATTCTGGTAGTTATTATGATCATCATTATGCAGGCAGTATCTGCAGTTCTTGGCCCTGATTTTCAGATTCTCTATGGTTACATTACCATATACATTTAATGGCGACCATGTGCGAGAAGCTCCATATGTGATCTGTGAGGATGTTGGCCTCATTTCCAGAGTTACATCACCGAGGCCGATTACTCTTGTATTATTTGGCACAAACGCATTATACGGCTCAAAATAATCAGCAGCATCTATATCATCAGCTGGTATCTGCAGCCGGCCTGCGGAGACTTCGGCCATATATTCATTATAGATGTTATATGTACCCTCATGCACATATATTGTCTTAGGTTCCTGATTACCCTGAAGATCCAGCAGCAGAGATGTGAGAGATGTATATGCATAACCTGCTCCGACATGATAAATGGCACCTGTCTCATTATTTGCCCATGGTGTCCAGTAATTACCATTGCTTGAGAATTTATAACATCTATAATACCATCTTCTGCTATTCAGATCATAAGCCCACTGCACCGCACCCGGAACAGTTACAGTATTAGCGCATATCGTCATAACATTGCCGGCAAAATTATCACAAGGCTTATCTGCTGGATTTACTGCTGAAGATCCAATACAGATTATTTTATTTACAGGAATATCTGCGAGAAGATCAGACGGAAATGCTGCGAGCCATGCTGCGCGAGTATCATACTGTGCGTAATTCATTGTTGATGCAATCCATTCACCCCAGGTGCCACCATGTTTCCATCTGGTAGCGATTCCTTTATCAGAGATATAAAGCTGAGCAGTACCATTGTTATTTGCATCAAAACCATGTCCATCAAATGTTACATATACTCCGAAACCATTATTAGATACTGCAGCAGGTGGCGCGTCATTAATTGATAATGTAGTATCACCTATGCATACCATAGTATTTAATGGAAAATCATTAACACTTCTGGTATTTCCGGTCAGACCATCAAGCTGATCATTTGATGCTATAATGCTTTCCCACTTTTTCATAAAGAATTCATACTCCCACTGTGACATGATTGTAAATTCCACACCACCGGTATAACCATCACCAAAACCAGTATAAAATCTGACAACAGTATCATCATTTGCAGGTGTATATTTCCTGAAATAGTACTTTCCTGTCATTGTATTGCCTGAATTGTTAGGAGTAAAAAACCATCCAACATCCGGAACATTAGCTTTCACATAAAACGGGATTCCGGCTCTAACTGGAAATGGAATATCAAAATTTTCTTTTCCATTGAATGTAGTGGAGTATTTAATACCACCAGCGCGCTGCATTCCTCTTATAAGATCTCCTGCTATTTTAGCATCTGCAGCAGCTGCTGCTATTGTAAGGGAATTATCCACGGCCGGTGATGTAGGGCTTACATGCTCATTAAGCCATGCGGTGGTTTCAGATGCTATAACAGGATCCATTATCTGATTAAGTTCACCGGATGCTGCCATTGCCTGAAGAGCCTGCAGCACTTCCTGCGACACATCAAGTGTGGCAAAATAGTTATCAATAAAATCTTTATATGATGCCCACTCTGCCTTTGTTGCAGTCCATTCATCCTGCATCTCGCGCATGATCTTAATGATCTGATCCAGATTCATTTCATGAAAATTAGTATACGGAAACTGCTGAAAAATTCCCATGATCATCACCTCTTATTAATCCCATTGTACAGAGCCGGTCTGAACAACTTCACTGCCTTCCCTGTTCATAGTAACAACGACTTCGCAAGAACCATCATCAGGATTATATTTTATTTCCAGATGAAGGCCACTATCAAAACGGATGCCTGCCTCTTTCATTTTCAGTTACCTCCTTAATATACCATTATACAGAACCTTTTCTTAAATGATTCTGTTATAAACCTTATTATGGAAAAATCTGCGATATCACGCTCCTTCTGGATAAGATCCTGCGTAGCTGTGACACCTATATTTCCGGTCCTTCGCTGCGTTTCCTTTGCAGCATCGCTCCAGTTTTCATCCTCATTAAATCCCATCACAGAGCCAATATTTACGATATCAGCGTCAACATTCCATAGCGGATTATATTCCATCATTACTGTTGCATACATCTTTCGCCAAGTATCCTGCTCTGCTGCGGACCAAACACCGATAGCCAGCTTCATGGTATCAAAGTTAGGATACAGGATCTCAAGCTCTGCGCAATTAAGCAGGATGCTCTGTATTACTTTTGTCTTATCCACTACATGGACAACATTATTTTTATCCGTATATGTAGGAACATCAAGCCCGTCAAATAACGAGTTATCATATTCATACATTCCCATTATCGACAGCCACATTGCCTGACACCTCCGATTTAAATCTAAAATCAACAGTTATATCAAGTCCGAACATATTGTTAGCGACCTCAAGCCCGTCTCTGATAGTCTCAAGCCATAATGCTGCTTTTGACTTTGTATCCAGATTGTTAGCTTCAACCTCATTATCAGTTACACCGGACTCTTTTGCCATGTTCACATTTGGGATACCGATCTCTGTACAGAAGCGCGCATCGATTTTTGTCATATCTTCAAGGATATCCTTGGCAATATAGTTCTGTTTCAGATTATTCTGGAATGAATCCCATGCAGGATCACCATCATCCTTAAACAGTTTCTTGTCTGCGAATACTGCAGGATTGCCCTCATTCATTTGATCATACATCTTCTTGAATGATTCTGCTACCGTCTTATCTTCGCACGCGAATACATAAGCCAGCTTGCTGTTAACAAGATTAACTGCGAGTGATTCTGTACAGAGTGCCAGCAGATCAGCATAATATGATACGATATCCCAGCAGCTGCCATAGTCCGGCTGCATCCTGATCAGCGCGCATTCCATGCCGATCCTTGGAGTGAGATTACCGCGCAGCAGCGGATTAGCGATATTTACATTAGTTGGCCGGTAAAATACATCATATCCAAACAGGCTGCAGTGCTGCGGAATGACTCCGAATTTATCTGTATTAACTATTGCAACGAATCCGCAAAGAAACAGATTATACAGGAAAAAATCCTTACTCCATGTCTTGGGAATCCCCTTGAATTCAAATACAGATATTATCTTCTGTATCAGATATCTGCGAAAATACCATGCTGTGGAATTCTCCTGTGAATGCACTGCGGATGGCTTCCTGTGTGCATTATATTTGTTTATAAAATCATAAGAATAAGTATTCATTTTATTAATTCTCCCTCACGATTCCAGAGCCAATGCTTATATAACCATGGACGATGCGATCCCCACGAAATACCGCCACCATGTACAAATGGATTATATATAAATCCCTGAAAATCATATCTGTCATTCCAGTGCCATGTGGTGCCATTCCAGTGTACATGGGAAATGTAGAAATATCTCTGTGAAAGATATCCGGAATTGCTGCATGTCAGCGTCAGCCCATCCTCAGATATCTCTTCCACAACAGCAACATGTCCACCATTATTATCAAAACATATTATCGCGCCTATCTCCGGAGTCTGACCGCGTGCATAGCCATCTTCTGTATAACTCCACCATGTTGATGCATTACCGGATGTTTTTAATACCGGCCGGAAATAATCCGAGTAAGTGCGGTCAATGTCCATGGCCTCAAACCATCTGCCCCATGCATAGCATTCACAGTGAGGCAGCGGATGATTCCGCTGATACCATGCATTGAGCCGGTAATAATACGGATTGCCGGCCATTCCTTCACGCGTCAGCCTTGGCTGCCATGTCCAGCCTGCAGGTGCCGGAGAGATCGCACCACCACCGACAACAGGATTGTAGATAAATCCCTGAAAATGATAACCGCCATATCCATAATCACCATTAGCACTTATACTGTGAGAAGCTCTGAAATACCAGCCATTCCATGCTGATTCAGATACCAGCCATGTGCCATCGCCATTATTACGCTCAAGCACGCATACATGGCCTAAGCCTGAGTAAATACCTCCGGAATAACACGCAATTGCACCGAGAGCCGGAGTCTGTCCGCGCGCATATCCATCATTATGGTTATACCACAGATACGCGTCCAGTGTTGATAACCTCGGTCTATTGGAAAAATCACCATTGATATCTGCATTCTCCCAGAAGCGACCCCACGCATAACAGGTGCAATTTGGCATTGGGTATCCTGCCAGATATATAGGATTCCTTGTGGTATAGTATGGATTCCTGTATGTACTATCTCCGTTTAATCTTGGAATATATGGCATTACTCGTAATAGAATCCTCCTTCAAGGTAGTTGCGCACTGCAGCATCCTCCGCACTGGTTCCATTGATAGCAACATCACCATCCTGCACAAGCATATAACCGGATAGAGTGCTGATCTGTCTGACATCGCACAGCGGTCTGCCATTGTGTGTATTATCATCATCAACAGGGCGCATAAACTGATAGTCAAGCCTGAAATCTCCCCTGTTAGATACAAAGGATCCTGTGCTGCCTATGGTCTGCGCTCTTGGCATGATTGCCTTTACCGCATCACCAATAGCAGCACCTCCTCCCATTACTGCGCCAGCAGCAATTCCAACAGGGCCACCAGCAGTGCCCGCCAGCATGCCTCCCAAAGCTCCGATAGCACCTTTGGCTGCAGATGTTGCAGCACCAACGTAATCACGCGTAACAGATGAAAGTGATACGGGCACTCCGATCTGAGCCTCAAGCCTGTTAAGTACGATATTATTGCACTTAACAACCATGATACCTTTTCCGTTTGTGGGATCTATCTCAATATCCACATCAAGTGTTGTCGCATTGCATGTCACGCTGGTATCAATATCTATGCATCCGTATGGAGGAATCGTCAATGTTATATTTGTATATGGCGCACTATTTACATAGTTACCGCGTGCAGCAGTATCCGGGTGTTTCTTAAGTGTGAAACTATAGCTCTTATTTATACGGCTTGCAGGATGTATTTTTCTGCCGGTTGAAAAGTTCCAGCTATATACATCGATACCTGCTGCAGCATCCATTGCAGATATATCAGCAAGTGTCACAGGTATCATTACGCATGTCTTGATATACTGTATAGGATCGACCAGTGACAGCTGTAATGCATTGCTTGCATCAATATCATTAAAATCATTGCCCCTGTTTATTATTTCTGCAGGTGTAAGCAGTTTATCAATCAATGTAGTTAGTTCAGATGGATGTGATGGATCAAGCGCGTAATAATTCATTGACCCGAAAGTGCTGGCACTTGTACCACCCTGATCTCCTTTACCGATAACACCTATCACCGGCACTGGTGTTGTATTCCAAGGATTATTTTTTACATCTCTGTCAAATGTCGCACCTGTCTTGCAAGGATATAGAGTATCTATCACATTTCCATTATGCGCACCGGCTGCGCGCAGTATATATAATGAAGCGTTTCCTATCTCCGTTTTATATGTTGCGAGTACATCCACCTTAAGTGTTGCTGTCCAGAGCGCGCGGTCAAAATACCATTCTTCAATAAAATAGTACCTGTCAAAGGCCGGAATGTATGCGTAGTTATACTGTGATGGATCATTAGCAAGGCCGAGATCGAAAGCGAGAGCCGGTCGCATTATTCCGGACCCGGATTTTAATACGCAGCTGAATTCTGTGCCGGCATTTTCTGCAGGACGCTTCGTAGAATTATCACGCTTTGAAAATGTATATAACTTTACTGTAAATCCCATTGTTATACCTCAATGGCGCGGATTTACACCATACGGATACCGCGCCAGACACACTGATAGGAGAGTGCAATATTAATCAAGAAGCAGCACCACAGCTTTCTCACTCTGATCATTGTACCAACGGCTCGTTTCGTGCCAATACTGATTAAAATACAAGCCCTTGGCATTCAGTGGCGTCACCGCAGCCCTCTCATTAACCATAGTATAGCCAAGAGCGTCGCGGTCAAAGATAAAGCCCACAAGATTTGTAATATTCTGTGCAGCAGCAGTGTCATATGTTCCATCAGCTTTCAGATATACAGGTGTGACATTCAGACGCATAGGGCTCTGGATGCTCTGCCAGTAATTAACTGCTTCAACATCTGCATAGTCAATGAATTCCGGATGGAATGTAGCAGACAGAACACGCGACTTCATTTCGTTCATGAGCGGAGCATAGATATATACTTTCTGCATGTCAAAAGGTGTGTGCCTGTTGATTGCCTTGCCGGTCACATTAATCTGGAATTCCTGAGAGCGTTCTGTCATAAGGCTGGTGAGTGTCGCAATACGCGCGAACATCCACTTGCAGAAGTCTCCAAAATACTGAGGATCATATACTGTAGTAGCTGTCAGAGCTGGTGTAATACCTGTCTCTGCATTATATTCTGTAAGCAGATGAATTACGCCATTATTCTGTGATACCTTTGCGCCTATAAAGTTTCCGATCGTCATTCTTGCTATGCTCTCATGATTCTGCTCGATCATGTCCATGATGTTCTGTGTGAGCATTGCCATGAAACGACCAAATTCAGACGGGTTCGCAAAAGCCGAATCCAGCTGATTTGTATAGATGGTCATGTGACGCTCAAAGACGTTCTGTCCGTAGAAATTCAACTGCAGTACCGGACTTTTCTTGATGACGTAGTGATCCATACTCTGACCATCAATAAGATCATAATGGGTGTCTGTTTCCCAATCTGTATCTACGATCGCCAGCTTGCGAACGATGGCACCCCACTGCTGCTCATCCATCTTGATACCGCCAAACTTTCTGTTATACGGTCTGATGGAAAATATCGTCTTAGCGATCATCTGCGTGATGGCCGACAAAGTAGGTTCATAGCCGGCCTGCAGGATGGTTGTGCCAATTGAAATAAACTGGCTTGTGTTGACAGGTGCTGCAGCTGTCTCGCCTGTTACCTGCTTACGGATATTATTCAGGACAGCAGCAGCCTGTTCAAAATTCATAGTATTAACACTCATAGTTATTTACCTCCATTATTCCTAACAGGATTAATTATAGATGCGAGGATATCTTCCCCGGTTTTAACGTCATCCGAATTCTGTCTTGAATTCATGATATTCATTGCGGTCAGTTCTTTTTTCATCTCCGCAAACATCTCTTTCATTTCTTTCATGACATCTGCAGCAGGATCAGCTGGTGCAGGATCAGCAGGTGCCGGATCAGCTGGTGCAGGATCAGCAGGTGCTGGATCAGCTGGTGCCGGTTCTTCTTTCATTGCGAGGATCTCTTCCCTTGAATATCCTGCATCAAGCAGCTTAATAATATCTTCGTACTTCATTTCTTTTCACTCTCCTTCTGTTTATATATGCGATTTATATTCCACTGCACAAGGTCATAATCCTTGCCGAGTGCCTTTTTACGCGCTGCCCCGGTTCCATATTCACCCAGCAGCGTTTTATTGGTCAATGCGGTGATCCTGTTTATTTCCGTTTGCACAGCATTGTAATCGGATCCGAGTGCCTTTTTACGAGCTGCGCCGGTTCCATACTTGCCTGACAATGTATCCTTTACCAGCTGTGTGATATCCTTTGCCGGTTTCGGTTTAGGAGCATCATAATCAAGATGATACACAGCGTAGATCAGCTTGGCCGGACGTGTCCTATAATCTACTTTTGATTTAGCACTGTTATTGGATCCTACATTGCCTTCAATAGTATATATCTTTGAGGATCCTCCGTTTTTTCTCACGATGCCAATGTGATCACGATGGCCTACGCGCGTATTGTTACCGCCTTTTGAGTCCCATGTAAAAATGACAATATCACCAGGCTTGGCGTCCTTTATCTTTACCCATTCAGCATGCCTGCGGAGCCATGCATCAGCGTTTGCCACATTCTGGACTTTTCCGCAATCGTAGAATAGTTCACAGCATTTTGCTTTCTTGAATACATACCAAACCCAGATGCAACACCATGCAACAGCATGATCATATCCATATGCTTTCCAGAATGTATTGCCTTTATCACCGAGATATTTTTCAGCCTGCTCCAGTAATTTTTCGCCTGTCATTTTACTTCTCCTTGTTAATGACTATCTGGATAAGTTCTTTTAGGCTTGCCAGAACATTGGTATTATCTTCTATTGTTTTGCGGAGCCCGTCCATTTCCTCTTTGTGTCTCTCTTCATTCTTATTTACCATCCAGAAGAGCGCACCACATGCGACAATTGGAAAACCTAATGAAGCAACCAGCTGTCCTATAACCTGAACATCCATATGATCATCTCCTTAAAATAAAAGTGAGCTGTGTAGTGCGCTGGCAGGCGCATGTCCTCCCTTCCGGGGATTGCCTTGGACGACAGCTCACTGTGTTAACGATAACATAATTATTATCTCTATACAGTATATAATTCAAATAATGATTTAGTCAACATGTTTTCGAATTGCACATGCCCGCGCATATATGCAGAATAGAGCAACAAGCCGTGATTCTTCTGGTAACGCTTCAGGCCTACTTCATCAGATTTATACTCCGGAGCTGTGCCGGTCCTATGCTCTGATATGTAATATTTGCGCTCTGACTTGTGCTTATATACAGAGATCTCACCTATGCTGCATATCAGCTTATATTCTTTAAGTGATCTTGATTTAATATCTGACGCATCATTGTATGAGAAATCATTTGCCAGTGCCATATCAGCGAATGCACCACCGGCCACGCGATATAAAGCAGTATCTTTTTTCTGCTGGCTTATGCGCGACTTATCCAGCAGCGCGATAAGGATACCGCGATCTCTGTTAATATATAATTCCTGTCCTTTTGCTTTCATCCTCTCGCAGATGCCAACAAGACCCAGCTCTAAAAATATTGCATTTGCTATATTAAAGGCATTAGCCAGACAGAGAGCCTGTAGCGGATCCTCGCCTTTTAATTCCCTGTTTCGGTTTATTGTTTCATAAGCATTCAGGAACGCGCTGCCCTCGTTCTTTATGGCGCGTTCATGCCGTTCCGGGATAAATTCATCATATAATAATACTTTGCAATCAGATGCATCGAATCCGCGCATATTGGCAATAGTTGAAAGCGCGCATGTGTAGGCCAGTGTCTTTTCAGCATCATCACCGAATGACTCATATATCAATGAATTATATTTACTTATGCTTCTGACGCGGATATCTATGCCCAGATCTGTGCATATTACTTTATACGGATTGAATTCCGGTTTGTTTATAAGATCACACTGCGCCTGTGTTCTGCGCATAAGCATAAACCTTGTATCTGTCTGATACAAGGTTTTGAGCGCGCCATATGTTTTACCTGTTGCCCGGCCTCCGAGCAGGAAATTGAAAGGCAGTTTGTATGATAATATCTTTTCGATATCTACATAGCCACTACTTAAGTATATGCTCATGATTCACCCCACAGCCAAACATCCAGCTCTTCATCTTCTTCAAAATAACCTCCGGACAGCAACGATTCATAAATATCATCATCTTCTGCTATCTCCTGTATTTCCTGTCTCTGCAGGATTAGATCCTCATAATCTATCATTAATCCAGCCTCCTTATTCTGAACGAGTATTCATCTCCCCACTGGTAGTGCAGGATCCTCATAGCCATCTCTGCAGCTTCATGTGAGAATTCTCTGATCATGAAACGCTTGTTATCTCTAAACCAGTAATCATTCTCATAACTGGTGCCTTTAACATGCACCATGATGCCATATCTGTGTAAGTTATTTGCCATGTTCACACCTCTAAGCAAAGAGCCGGCATTGCACCGGCTCCAGCTGTCCTTATGATTATTCAACACTGCAGGTGATGAAGTTCCTGCCGGCTTTGCTCTTTCCGGATATTACCTTGATGGCTCCGACATCATCACCAAAGAATTTAATGATGTCCTTGAATTCTCTCTGAAATACTGCGGACACTGTGCCGAACATCTCGCCATCTGTTGTCTGAATTGTCAGGATCTCGCGGATCTCGCCTGTCCTGCTGTCCACATCGTTGTATGCGACCCACGCAGCGACTTCAAGGATGGACCCCTCCGCGTCAGACATCTTTTTGACGTCCGGACTCTTCATCATTTTGTAGATCGTTCTCTGATCAAGTTCTTCTGGGAATGCCTTAATAAGTTCCATTGTGTTAGCCTCCTATCTTTATTTCTTCTGCTTTAACTAATGCTTCCATTATTGGTGTCATCCTACCAACCATATAAGCATAATACATATCAGTATCAAAGTTAAACTTTGCCTTAACTTCGTCTCTGTGCCTCAGCTCATACAGTATGTCTCCGATAACATTTTTATAGATAGTCATGTTCTATCCTCCCCTATCAGTGCATTAACTTACTGTGTTATTGTACCATAATTTACTTTAACAGGTCAAGCCATATGGCCGGATTGCTTAATATACGTTTATACTCTCCAGTTATACCCAAAGTATATGTGGATGGCCTGATCAGCACATTAGATGTGATCTCAAGCTCATGCCCATCTCGCTGGATGCAGTAGGGCTCTCTGATATCGTTATAAACTGACTCTGTGCCTCCGGCCTCGATGAATGTAAAACCTTCTTTAAATGCCTTTATGCCGCCTTTGCGCGCAAGCTCTGCTGCGCCTTTTTTCTTGCCTGCTCCTGCCACTGTGATATGTAGCTTATCATCCTGATCCACATACGCATACTTCTTTGCGCCCAGCGTGATGAATTGTTTGTAGGTTCCTTCATTATCATATAAGCCGAGATAGTATTCCTTGCCATTCCGATCTGTTGCTACACCACCATTCTTTATGCTATCTCTTTTTCTGGACTCATTATACCTATCAAAGGATATGCTGCCGTCATCAATGAATTTTACCGAGTCTGTATCGCAGTAAACGAACCTGTCTCCAACAAGATCTATCGCGCATTGCAGGTGCGCTCTCGCATGTGAGGTAGTCCAGCATCCCCATGCAAAGCAGATAAATGCACGCTGGATGGTTTTATCATATAGCTCCTGATCAGATAACTCCATGTCAAATATAAACTGATCATCCTGATATTTAATATCGCGCTTGCACACATCCTGAACGCACATGCCGTATGTGCTGTTAAGCTGCATCTTTGCCATCATGTAGTAAAGTTCCTCACCGGGAATATTTTTTAGCTGCGTCTTATCCTCATAATATTTGATGATGACTTCTCTCAACGGCTTTGGCAGCTTGCCGTATCTGCTGTGATAAAAATCTGTAAACCATATTTCGTCAAAATCATACATTCCTAATATGATCTTAAAATCAATGTCAGTAAGGCAGACATCATCGAGAACATCTGCCCAGAGGATCCTGCCGTTATCGTTGTAGTGGTTTCCCACATATCCGCATTTATGTTTTGCGATATACGGACAGCCTGTCATTGGATCCTTTAATCTGATATTCCTGAAACCTACGCGCATAAGACAGGCGCGCTGATGCTTATATATTTTCTTGAATAGTCTATCAACATCTTTTACATCTTCTTTTATCCAAGGCGACATTGGAAACAGTTCATTGATCATAACATCCGGATAACTTGATACCCTATCATAGCTGGTTACATTTTCCTGTATCCAGCCGGCATAATATCTGTTAGCGTGTGTATTACCTCCGCGAAAACAAGATTTAAGAAGCCGGTAAACTTCATAATCAGGCTGCATGGCATGCAGATCCGACCAATTAAAATGACGCATGGCTGCCTTGCATTTTCTTCTGACAAAACCGGTACTTGTTAGCGGAATGGTATAAAAGTTATCATTCTCAATGCTGAAATATACTTTGAGAGCCTTAACAAGCGATTCTACATCTGTAATACAGTATTCAAGTTCGCGATCTGTCAGCTCTGTCCAAGGATACCGCATGATGGAATAATCAAACTCATCCCCGGACAGCTTCTCTTTCACTCCCATTTTATGAGTAAAATCCTTAAGACTCATATTTGTTAACAGGTAGCTGCAGCGCAGTTCCAGGCAGTTGAACATCTCACATTTAAGCACCTTGCGAGGTTCCATCGCGAAGACCTCATCAGGATCAAAAGAGTATATCCCTTTGATGAAGCTGAATTCGTATGAGAGATTATGTACATATATCATGATATATTCATCCTGTTTAAGCTGTTTGGACACTCTCTCGCAAAATATGAGCCACTCAGCCCATGTCCTGCCTATTATGGTATAATCCTCTATCTGAAACTGCCATATATACATGAAAGCCTGCTGCAGCTCCGGATCATTACTGCACTCTATGTCAAAAGCGCAGTAAAGATCCTTATACTTGCGTTTATTGTCTCTCCGTCCTTGGTTCCCTTTCCTGCGCTTCTGCACCGGAGCGGATCCGATTATTGAATAATCAAAGGTATCAGTGTTGTAAATCATAATTGTCACACAGTATATTTATCAATCATGCGCTGCACCGCAACAGGTGTATATCCTTTGCGCTTTGGCACCTTTATTTTCAGGAATTCCTTTTGATGCTCATAGAATTTATTAATGTGCTTCTCAAGCAATTCCTTATCAATATTCAGCTTTTGAGCCTGCTGCAGTACCTCAAGAACATCACCGGAATCATATAACTGATCAGAATATTCCTCGCGCAGCTGATCTAGATATTTCATGGTGTCATATGTGCTATCAAGATCTTTGACAAGATCCCCATAGCCCATACCGCTGATGCGCTCCCGGAATTCTGAAATAGCTTTCTTTTCACCTTTGATGGTTGTACGGTCTGATCGCAGGAATGCTGATACATCCGCAAGCGCAGCTGATACAGTATCCTTTGATGATGCATTTATATCTGCTATCGTAGGAAACCGGAAACCAGTGCGCGCTCTGATACCAATATTTTGAGCCTGTTGTCTCTGAAGCCTTTTATTGGCTATCGAGCGCAGTTCCGAGTATGCCCTGTTTATCTCTCCATCTGATAATTTGTGTATCTGCCAAGGGCTATATAACTTTCTCATGGCTCCAGATATGCCTCCTCCCCGATATGCTGGTAGATTAGATCCTTGATAAGTCTGCTTGCGTTATCTGTCTTGCATGTCAGATAATAGTGCAGCATCGCATCATAGTCATCTTCCATATTGAATTTAATATTTATCTGCTTATAGCGATTCTTCTGGTAGTCCCAGGATGTCTTATTTTCGCTCATTGTAATACCTCCTTAAATCACAATCATCGCACTTGCTGGTGTACCCGGAAACTGCTGCAGCTGCCATCACAAGAATACCGATACAGAGACCAGCAACGAAAAAACCTATATCAATAAGATCAAACCAAAGCATAATTCACACCTCCTTATATTATGGTACAATAATTTTACCACTTGAAAGCAGCACTGTAAAATGATATTTTATTAAGGGAAACATCTTTCTTTTTTGAAATACCCCGTTATTGTTAGCACTCACTCGCAGAGAGTGATAAGTTGACGATAACGGGGTTATTGTTATCTAACTTGTTAGGTACCCAC